ACCTAGCCAATCATCCGCCCAACCCTCACCATACATAGCAACATAGGCGGAGTTAGTGAAGGTTAGGCAGTCATGCACGCCCCAAGCAAACGGCTTGTCTGATACTGACTTAAGGTATTCGTTTAGGATTTCTCTCTGCCCCATAGCACGTCCTTATTCTGCAACCCTGTGACGTAAGAAAAGAACGTATCGCCGGGGTGCCTGGCAGTGTGGTTTTCTTCTGTATATCTCCGGTTGCTTGCTTTTTGCAGTCTTATCAGTTTGCTTTCAACGCTAAGCCTGATGGTGCTGCTTTCGCCGCTGTCCTCGATCGTCATTGTATTCATCAAGCCGCTGAACGCTTCAACCGGGGCGGCTGTGTCAGTGGTGCCAAAATAGACGATGCACTTGCGGCGCTGATACGGCTCGCCCAAAGCCAACGACACCAATGACGACGGGACGCCAGACAAGGTTAGCGTAATGCCTTTGGCTGACAAGTCGCTAACTTCTTCCAGCCCGCTAATATTAAGCAAGTTGCCTGTGCCTATAAAGCTATTGCCAAGGATAGTTCGATCACCGTAGCCAGTCCAGAATCTTATTGGAGCGCTGTCGAAATCGAGATCAACAGCATAAAACGGGTGTACATTTGGCTCGCTTAATGCGGCCAATAAGTCTGCTGGAACTGTTCTAGTCATAACGCCTCCATCGCGCTAAAGCTTAGGCCAAAAACTGCAAGATTATTTACGCTCCAAGTTTGATCATTTGTTGCCAGCCTAAAAACGCCTTGCGGCTCTTGTACAGTGACCGCAGCGTTATTTGCGATGCTGGTGCGCACGTTTGGCCAAACGTCCACTGTGGCCGCCCCTGTACCGTCTGTGTTGACATCTGCAAGTGCCTTGAACAATTGGCGCGCGGAACCCGTGCCGACGTGCAAATAATCGCCCGCCTTTAGATATCCGGTTTGGCTTGCAGGCGCATCGTCAATTGCAAGTGTATCGCCTGACGACGTTGCGCCGTTGATTAAAATGGTATCACTATCGCGCGCCGAACCCATAGGCAATTGCGCCAGTTGGTCCCCCATGTAAAACGTTCCTTGCTGGCCTTTGAGTGACACCAGCCAAGCAATCCATTTTTCAGCGTCCGTGCGCTTCATTGGTGGCAACGTCACATCTAGTTCCCACATTTTGCCCGGATAGACATGCGCTTGTCCTGCAAACGTGAATGGGCTGCGCGAATATGCAACAGCGTTTGTTGCCCGCAGATCGACTTGCGCCATTCGCGTGTGTGTCGGCAACGATAAAGGATAAGAAATAGCCATCAGCTAAACCCCCGGCCATAAGATCCGCCACGCAGTTTTTCGTCAAGAACGGCTTGCTTGGTCGCCTCGACCATTCGTGGCAACAGAGAACTGACTTCGGCGCGCGTGACGCCACTGCCGAAAGTGTTGTTTTGAATAACTGTCACGCCTTCGCCGCTGCGGGCAGACGTCGCGTTGTTTGTTTGCGCTGCGCTCAGGACGCGGCCATTTACTTTTGGCACAAATAATTCCCGGCCATGTTCGCCCGTCATATATTGTTGGCCCGCTGTGACAGGTCCGCCAGACGCCATTGGACGCATCATTGGCTGCAAGCTTGTCGTCGGCGCTGAAAACCCAAACGCGCCTGTAATTGCAGACACAAGACGCTTCGCGGCATAAATGCGGTAAAGCTCTTTTATAACGCTGACCGCCATCGCCTTTACGTTATCCTCAATTGAACCGCTCATATTCATAAATGTGGTTTCTAGGCTGCGCGATACTAAATCGCCAGTGCTGGCAAGTTCCTGCACATTGACGCCAAGGGCTGAAAACACCGGCGACGCATCGATCAACGATTGCACCATCTGATCGGCAGTCTGCGCGACTTCTTTTGTCGCCTTCTTGGCCGCCTTAACCGGGTTCAAAATCTTAGACGCAGACATTGCCGCACTTTCCCACTTTGCACCCAAGTCGTTGACCAGCAAAATCGTCTCTTCGCTTAGATCGTTAAGATCGATGCCTTGCTGAATGGCTGCATTGCTTAAAAGGCTTTTTTCATACGCGCCGCGCTGCTCTGCAATTCTATGTCGCTCGGCTGCCTCGGCAGTCATTGCTTGAATTTTTGCAAGTTCAGTATTGGCCGCGATTTCAGATTGTATATTCGCAACCGATGTTGTGATTGCGGCTTCTGCAGATTGTTGCCGTTGCCGTTCTTCTACCGCTTGGGCAAGTGCTTCTTCAGCGTTTTTGAGTTCCGTTGCATAAGTTTGCGCCGCAACGCTTTCGGCCCCAAACTTTTTAGTGTTTGCAGCCAAGTTGGATTGCGCCACACCAACGCGGGCAAGTTCTTGTTCTAATCCTTTGTATTGGTCTGCCAAGTCTCTAAGGCCATCAGCGTCGAGCAACGGCATCCCACCGGCTGAACCGCCTTGAAACCCAAAGTTTTTAATGGCCGTAGAAATGGCTGCAATGCCTTCAGCCGCACCCACAAGCAACGGCGCAAGGCTAATCAGTGCCGAACTTAGATTGGCACTAATCACCCGAGACATAAGATCAAGCTGTGTTTGCGCGTCCTCTGCTTCTCGAACCAAGGCTTCATCGATCACGATGCCCAATTCACGCGCCTCTTGCCGCATCTGCGCCATGCCCTCGGAACCTTCGCGCAATAGGTTAAGCAACGGCGCGCCGCTGCGTCCGAAAAGCTGCGTGGCCAGCGCGGTGCGCTCCATCGGGCTTTCTACTTTGTTGACCGCATCAGCGATTTTATCCATCGCGCCATCTAGTCCAAGGCCGATCAGATTATCAGCCGACAAGTTAAGCTGCTCAAGCGCCACCTTTGCCGTGCCAATGCCTATCGATGCTTCAGCCAAGTTCTTGCCAAGCTTTTCGATGCTGTTATCAAGCACCGATTGTTCCACGCCGGCGCTTTCGGCAACCGCGCGAAGCTCTTGCAGTTGGTCGGTTGTGACGCCAATCCGGTCTGCGGTTTTGCCTATGTCATCAAGCGTCGTGACCACGTTTTGCAATGCGCCCACAAGCGCCCGCGCTGATAGCGCAGCGACCAAAGGCCCAACCGCGCGGCCAAGTGCTGCGAATGATGCGCTTGTCGCACTTAGGTTTTTTTGTGATTTTTTGGCGAAACTTGCAACGCGCCTTTCGCTGCGATCCATCGCCTTTGTGAACTCTTTGTCCCGGGCTGCCAGGATAATGTTAAGCTGTTCCGCGTTCATCGCCATCGACTTGCCTCACGAGGTCTTTATACTGTTGCGCCGTCATGGCTTCTGCACCTGGCTTCTGTGGTGAGTGTGCATCACTCCACCCCTCAAACACAAGCCACGCGTCTTTAGGTATCATATCACGGATTTCTTCTGGCTTTAACCCCGCGACAATGCCGTTTTTAATCATGCCCCGAACGTTCAATCGTCTTGGGGCTGGTCCTGTTCCTTTTTTTTTAATTCGGCTTCCTCGGCAGCGTCTGGCATAAATGCAACGCCCAGCACCGCCTGGCCGATTGCATAGAAACGCATCAGGCAATCAGGGCCAGCGTTCTTTATTACGGCATCGGCTTCGTGGTCTTTCATGCCGCCGCCAACCAGCCCCAACGCCAGCAAGTCGCGCACCTCTATGCTTTTCGGCTTTGTGCCGCGATCAAAGAAGCCTTCCCAGATGTCAAATATTCCGCGATGCTTATCCTCAAAGCGTTCTATTTCACGATTGCGCAAAACAAACGTGTAAGAGGCGTCGCCGATATATTCGACAACACCCCCGCGCGGCGCTTCTGCCGTGATGCTCATTATGCCGCCGTGAATGTAATAGCGCCGGTGCTTTCAAGCGCGACAGAGTAAGTCACGCCGCCTTCAGTTTCACCGCCAAATTCAAGCGATGTAATGCGAAACGCGCCCGCGTACGTGCCGAAATCTGGGATGACAATTTCAAAGTTGGTGCTGTTGTCGTTCGCCATCGCCACGGTGTTCATCCGCGCTTCTGTGGTGCTGTCTTCAAAAAAGCCATCGCCAGAGACTGACGCGTTTTTAAGGCCTGCAAGTGTTTCAGTCCACAGCGCGCCTTCAGGCGTTGTGCAATCGGGCGTGGTGACGTCGATGCTTGAATTGTTCAAAGTAAATGACTTGGAGTTCAAGCCGCATAGATTGCTTAGTGTTCCGGCGCCGTCGTCAATCTTGACCAGCAAGGCGCGTCCAAGTTGTTTAGCCATTTTCGGCCTCCATTAGTCGGATCAGATCAGTCATCACGACGATCAATAAGCGCTTGCCCACAGCGCGGAAATTAGGCTGTTTCAAGCATTGCCTGAAACGTAACGACGGCTGTGAAGCCACGGCCTTCGTTGTCTCTTGTTACAGAAGTAGCCTCAAAAATCAACTCGATCAGATCAAAGCCGGTGATTGTTACAGATGTTTCCTGCCGGTGCAGCGCGGCCTGGACGGCTTCTGCGATTTGCGTTGCCTCAACTCGCCCGGATGCGCTACGTGAATGCGCCTCGAAACTGATATCCACAACCGCGCCTTGTATCGTGTCTGTGTCAAAAGCGTTCGGCTGTATTGTGTTAAACCGCAGATATGGAAAAACAACGTCCTGCGGTGGCTCGTCATAGATCCGCGTCGACACTAAATCCGTTACGCCACTTGCTGCCCTAAGCGCGGCAAGCAATCCCTTTTGTGTTGCAAGACCGTAACCGTCAGCCATTGGTTGCCTTCTTAATCCCGCGCCGTGCCGCGCTTTTCATCGCGCGCTTAAATTTGTCGCTAATAAATGCGCGCGTGGTTCTAATGTATTCATAACCATCTGTTTGCCCCCGGTCGCCTTCTTTGCGTCCATACGAAATTGACCCTTGCCTAATCGCAGATTCTTTGGTTGGACGTGCAAAGTTTACAAATCCAAAAACGCCCTTTTCATTTGAAATGACCTGACCGTTAATCACATTTTTTGTTTCGCGGGTCGCGCCAACGGGTGCAATCTTTCGCGCGAAATTGGCATATCTTTTGACTGAACTCTTTGACGTTTTTTCCAGTTCTTGACGCACGCTTGGTGCGACTTGCTTCAACTCTTTGATCAGCTTTTTTTGGCCTGTAATTTTCACGATGCAGCGCCTTTTTCGATCACAAATTCGACAAGCGTGTTTTTCGCATCAACCTGCATTGCGTCTTTAATCGCCCAGGTAATGCCGCGCGCAATCACACGATCAGCCGCCGTGATTGCCGACGTGATGCTGTCAGCCCGCACGCGCAAGGTTGCCATCGCGCGATCCTGCAATGCGCCGCCAGAGATGCGCTCTTTGCCCTTTTGTTCGCGTAAATCCGCCCACCGTGTTCCGTTTGTAATGGCTGCCCAGCCTGTGTACGGGTTGCCGTAGTCATCGACAGCGCCCTCGGTTAGACGCTGAAAGACAACACGCTCGCGCATCAAGCCAGCTTTAACCATACCAACTATTCCTGTGCATGTTTAACAGATTTTCATAGCCGAATGGCAGCGTCTTGCTTATTGTTCCAATAAGTTCGTTTTCGCGGTGGTCGTACCAATGCCCGATCAGCATCATTAGCGCATGACGGATTGTGTCCGGCACATCCGACGCCGCGTCACCATAGCCGATTGTGTACTCAATTTTGATTGCGTCTTCGCGGTTTTGCGTCACCGGCCATGAAAAGCCATCTTTTGGCCCAACCTTTGTGGAAAACTCAGTGCCGAAAACCTCGTAGTTGCCTATCGTGTCGGTCTGCAAGTCGCCATCGGTGTCGTAATATTTAACAGCGTTGACCGCTTGGACCGGGCCAAGAATAAGAACGACTTGCTGCGTTGGATTTGGCCCAAGCCATTGCGCCCACTTTTGCGAAATCATTGCCTGGCCAAGCGCGCCTTTTACATCGGTGTATGCAACCGCCACGTTGATTAGGCGTGTGATTATTGCATCGCTATCGCTAGTTTCAATGCGCAACTGTTCCTTGACCTCTGCCACCGAGACTGGCGTGATCAGTGGTGCATCCACAATCTCAAGGGCGTGGTGGCTTGCAAGCGGCTTGACCATTAGGTTATCCCTTCAAAACCGCCTTGCGGGTTTTGGGTTTCTTGACGGCACGTTCAACCTTTGCGGCCTCGATTGGCTCGGCAATACCGGCCGCAATATAGCGCGCCGCCTCGGCTTCGTTGCAATCGATTTCGTCGCCAGCGTTGTGCGAAAACGCAATCCCGGCCATCGATGTTAGCAGTTTAACTTTTGGCATTTGGTTTCCTTTCAGCTTTACTAGTGGGCCAGTTTCCCGGCCCACCGTAAAGCCGATTAGGCTGTGATCATGTGCTTGATTGCAGCGGTGTTGATTAGCGCGCCGTCGAAGCGAATATAGCCAAGGATGCCATAATCCGGAGCAAAGCGCTCACGTGCCACAAACAAGCTCGGCATGTTGACCTTGCGGACATAGAACTTGGACATATCACCAAACAACATGACCTTGTTGCCTGTCGCTAAGCTGGCCATCGCTTGGTTGATCACGACATTGTAGCCCAACAAAGACTGCGGAATGCCCGCTTGAATGTTGCCCATTTGCCACAGGTAGTTGCCGTCGCCATCCTTCAGCTTGCGAACCGCTTTCAGCGTGCTGTCGTTCATCATCAGCGCGGTGCTTGATGCGGCGCGATATGCCGGGTCAACAGAATGCACCAGGTCGATGATTTCGTCAGACGTTACCGCCGCCGTTGCTGCCGCTGTGACGCCAAGCGTGGAATTGGTCACGATGCCTTCAACATCAGATGAACCCGAACCGGTTGTCAGTTTGCTGTTAGCAATCCGGCCAAGCCGTTCGCCGATCAGCTCGCCAAGCAAGCTTTCCATGTTCAAGATGCTGTCCGCGTTAAGCTCTGCCGACCAGCGAATCCACTCAGAATCAAAGGCAAATGCACCAAGCGTTTTCTGGCCAAACACTGCATCCTTGCCGCCGTCATCGGTTGGCTGTGTGCCTTCCGTGTGCGCCTCGGCAGTCTTTGCCGTGTCGTCAATGGTTGGGATGTTGAACGTTGAACCGTTTGCCGAGTTGATCACGGTAAACAACCCATTGCCATACATCGGCCCGGTTGCAATCATTGATTTTTCAATGAAGCTGGCAAGCTCAGTCGGAACGGTGTAGCCGCCCGCTGTGGTCGTGCCGCCCGT